AGTATATATATCCTGGCAGCAAACCGGCGCGGTCACTGGCGACGAAAACGTCTTCCGCATCACCCATCGGTTTTCCTGCTCATACATGCTCCAAGCCTCTGGCCCCACCACTACCCCGTCCATATCCTCAGTGACCATCATCGCCTCGGTGTACTCAAATGGCGTCAAAGGCGTGTTGTAAGGCGCCTGGGAAATGACATCCATCCAATAATACCCTCCCGCGATTACGTCATAATTGAACACTGGCCAAGATGCTGAATTAAAAATAAAATCCGGCGCGGTGTCTGTGTTGTACCTCACCCTTTTTTCTGTCCCCAAAGTAACCCCCGCCACATCCAAAGAATCCAGCAGACCCTGACAGCTTGTCCCAATATCCCCTAGCGAAATCGGTGTGCTTAAGTCCACGGTCGCCGGCGGAAAGTCGCCACCAGACCATTCCAAATGCGTTGCTGTTGGCGTCACATCCGGCGGCCAGGCCGGCCAAAAATCTTGCGGACGCGTAGTCACCAACCCCGTTAAACCGTCTGCCATGATCGAACCGTTAAGATCGTGGCATGTGAGTGAAGCTGTGACCAAGGTTTCGAGATTAAAATCCCATTTACTGACGGTTATTGTCCGATATTTCACCCCAGACGTGTCCCCGCTCCCAATATAAGTAAACGGTAAAAACCCCGGCCAAAGCATCACTGCCCGCACCGCCGCGCTCAGCGGCGAATCCTCACACCCACAGCAAAAGTCCGCCTGCCAAGAGCCCGTTCCGCTCACGTGTCAGCCTCCGGCGCCGTCATCAATACCAGGCACTTCTTTGCCGAGCACGAATCCTTCGCATCCTTGAAATAAAACCATTGAAAACTAGCCTGCCGATGCGCTGATCCTACCTCGATATCCGCCATCGCCATCTTAATACTCGAAGTCGCGCTCACCTGTGCGCCTGCCGAATCCACCGTATTCATCACAAACTGCTTATTGGACGCATCCTTCATGATCTGCGCGATGTTTCCGCCACTGGCGGCAGACGTCACCAGCAAGCTCCGCTCCTCGAGCCCCGTCTGGCTGTTTTCCTTAGCCGTTTTTGCTCCCAGCACCACCGCCGCGCGCCCCCTAATCTCAGGCGACTTTTGAAAGCTCGGGTCCATCCAGACTCGGCGATTGCGGTTAATCAAAAATAGCTGCGTCAAATCCCCCGCGCTCAAGTCCCTCGCCGGCCCCACTGCCACCTGCGTTTGGCCCGTCCCATACTTCCGCGTCACCGTCTGAATCAGCGCCTTCATCGTCGCCCATTCAGTCCGGCCGCCTGTCAGATTCAGCACATTGCCCATCCCCACAGACCCTGAGCATTCCGTCTCCACAATCTGCACCGACCCGTCGTACTGCAATGTGTTCAGTGAAGTCCAAATCGACTGCGCCAATCCGCTTGGGATATCCTCCCCTGCAATCGAGCTTGCCACCGTCGAGTAAGGCCCGCTCACCCCATTCGTCAGCGTCACCCTCAGCGCCAATCCCTTGCTCGGAAACACCGTCAACTTGCGCCCATTCGTGGACGTCTCCGGATCCCCGCTCGCGTCTGAATCCCACTCCGTGTAGCTAGCAATCGCCGTGATCGTCGCCTTCACTCCCGCCACGTCAGCGCCGCCGGTTAACTTCATCCAGGTCGCTATATTCGACCCATCATCCAGCACATTCGGATAAGTGCTCAGACTCACCGCCGCACCCGTTTCATCCAGCACAGTCATTGCTCCCACCGAAAACCCGCGAATCTTCTTACTTTGCAGCTCGGGGATATACTTCGCCCACCAGGCCCGGTTATTAGCCACCGCCGTGCAACTCAGCGACCCGCTCACCGTCGATACATTCGCCCCCGCCAGGTCAATCGTCTGCACTATCACCCTCAGCCCGCCTTCAGGTCCGTCCGCCGGATACTTTTGCTTCGTCCGTTGCAGCCAGCTCACCCCGGACACCGTGTTCACCTGCTCAAAATAAAGAACCACCGCCCGCGCCTGAAGGTCATACCGCGGGCTGAGCCTTATACTCTCATGCGATACCCCATCCCCGATCGCTACCGAAGCCGCCGTGCAGTTCGCCTGCGCCCGCACATTCACCGTGGGCGGCGCTGTCAGATAATTAAACCACACCTTCACCTCCGGCGAACTCCGCAGACACATCTGGATAGCCTCATCGCATTTGATGTCCTTAAGCTGGTAAGTCATCAAATTCACCGCCGGGTCAATCGTCCCGATCTGGTAAGGAGCCGCCATCCCCTGCGCTGAATATTGATCCAGCACATGCTGCAAAATGTCTCCGATCTGCTGGCCGCTATTGCGCGCCGCGCCCACACCCGGCGCCGTCACCTTTTGAAACAACACCACATTCGACACCAAATCCGCATTCGGCGCATCCGGATCCCCTGAGTAAGAGTACACCGTCTGCTGATAAGGCGTTTGCGCAATGTCGTACCACGGCCCGCTAAATTGGTAGATAATCCCCTCGTAATCCGGCCGCCCGTCCAGCACATGCAAAAGCCGCTTTCCTTGAAATTCAATCACCCCACCAGACCAGCTTCCATCAATCAGTGATAGCACCCGAGCCCGCTGAATAACCACCGCCGCTTCAAACGCAAAAATCGGGTCCGCCTCCACCTTTGCCCCCGGCACTGCCACCGTGAAAATATCAATCGCCATATTGGCGAACTGCGCTTCCGCCGTCTCTTCGTCCAAGCCCCAAGCCGCAAAGCTTTTCTCCAGCCCGCCGTAAGTCAAAGTCCAGTAAGTGGCCATTACAGATGTCGGTTATCTTTCGCCGCCTCCAACCCCGCCACCCTCTTCTGCAAATCCGCCAGCGCTTGTGTCGTCGCCTGCAATTTTATCAGACTCGACACCGCCACCCCATGCATTCCCTCCACCGCTTTGTCGATAGCTCCACTCACCTGGCTTTGCTCCTTAGCCACATCCGCCGTGGCTTTGTAAGTCCGCGTCAGCCGCTCCGTCGCCGCCACTTCGCCGGCGTCGCGATACCCTTGATTCGCCAGCGCCTGCTCAGCTGGTATTCCCTGCCCGATATCAGTCGCGCTCCCGCGCAGCTCCCGCGCCCGCGTCATCGAGGTGTCATAGCGCTCCTTCGCCGCCCGCGCTGCGTCCGCGTAATCCACCCCTTGCCCACCCAATACCCCTGCACGCGTCCTTAATTGCGCTTGCAGCGCCCTTGCAGTGTCCAATTGGTTAATCTGCCCCGGACCAATGAAATTAGCCCCTTGCAGCGCATTCACCTGCTTAGTCGTCTCCGCCAGCGCCTTATCAGTGGCCGACTTCAGCGCCTGAAACCGTTCCAAATCCCGCTGCGCATCCTCATACTCCTTCCGCGCGGCCGCCGCGTTTTGCTCCTCATGCTCGGCGCCCTGGCTCAGCTTTTCCACCTCTTTACGCTTCGCCTCGATCTGCGCATCCTTAGCCTCGATATTCGCCACCAGCTTCCGACGCGCATACTCGTCCTCGATATCAAGCCGCGCCTGGATTGCCTGCGGATGCCCCATTTGGTCTGTCTCCTCCAGCATGTTTATTTTGGCCAGCTCTTGCGCCTTGGCCGCGTTTTGCTGTTCTGCCACCGCCACCCCATGCTGCCGAATCGCCGCAATCGCTTCCTCAGTGTTTGTCTTTACAGACTTCCCAGCCGCAGCCACCGCGCTCAAAGCCCGCTCAAACGACCTCCACGCCACCTCACCCTCCACCGCCGCCTTCGTGGACGCATCCATATCCCGCGAAAACGTCCCTGAAAAAATCCCCGTGTTTGAATTCGCGATAATCTGCGTAAAAACCTTATTCACCGCCTTTGCGGACGCCAGCAGCGCCATAAACCCGCCCACAATCGGGTTGATTGCCACCCGCGCCAACATCCCCAGCTCCGGAAACTGATGGCTCAGACCACGCACCATCTTGCTTAGCGATCCCTTGCTTACAGATTCCTCCACCGACGCGTCCGCCGCCTTCCAGTTCTTGTGGAAACTCTCCACCGCGGGATTCAGCTCATCCCGCAGCGCGCTCGCCCCCTCCTTAGCCGAGCTTGCCAGCCCGCCCGCGTCCCCCGTAATTAGTATTTTAAACTCGCGTTCCATCTAACATCCGTCCCATTCGTCCCATCGGTCCTATTCCGAACAGTCACCTTATTCCCAGCACCACTCCCGCCGGGGGCGCCGGCACCCAAGTGGCGGCATTTGAAAAAGGGCTAGCAACTCCACTCCCGTTCGTCGCTGCCAGCATGTAAAACCTCACCGACTGATCCGTCTGCACCACCGCAGCCCATTGCGACCCTGGCGGCCCTTGGTTCAAAAAATACGTCGCCGGCCAGCTCGCCACCGCTGGCCATAAGTTCGTCGGCACAGTGCAGTCCGTGACCGAAAACGCCACAATCGTGATATTCGTGCAGTAGTCATTCGTCGACATCCCGCCCAGATCAACCGGATTCGGCGCCCACTTAAATTGCAGCGTTCGATTGCTTGCCGTCCCAGCCGCCAGTCCTACGAAAGCCACCATTCCAATCAACGCCAAATATTTTTTCATATCTTATTCTTTCCCGCGCCAAGCCCCCGTCTCACCCCCGGCACCATTCCGTTTTTTGTTGCCCAAACTGCCAGCCACATCAGCGGCCCTATTCCCAGCCGATACCGCGCCGCAGTTAAATGGTACTCCACCGTTTTGCTCGCGAGCCCCAGCCGCCCCGCCGCGCCCTTCACCGACCCCGCCGCCATCCATGCCTTCACCACACTCCTTTGACGTTCTGTAATCTCGCCCATCACCCCTCGCCACTTCCCTTCACCTCGTTCCCGTCCCATGCTTTCCCGCGCCGTAAGTCTTCGTAAACGTCGTCGCCACAGTCGGCGCATCCAGCACCAGCACCCAGTCATTCGAATCCGGCGCCGTAAAAGTTCGGCTCCCAGAGTTCGCATAACTCGCAAAATTGCTCGAGCTGCCATCCCGGCAATTGAACCAACTCGCGCTCACCTGCGCCTGCAGCTTGCTCATGTCGATAGTCGGCGTGCTCACCCCATCCGGAAAATAAGCCAGCACAAACGTCCCATCCGTCGCTCTCAGCCCGGAGATATACCCCTGCGACGAAATCCCACCCGTGCCCCGCCCACTGGTAAAAACAGAGCTATTCGTATCCGGCACCCCTAGCCACCAACTCTTTGTCCGCAGCAACTTCACCAGGTTTGTGATGCTGGTGCTTGCGCTATTGTCCAACTCTGTGAGGTATCCGCTCGTAAACTGCCAAGTCGCTGTCTGGCCGAAGAAATTCCCCATCGCACCCGAAAACACCGTTTGCCACGCCTCTTCCCGGCAAGTCAACGCCGTCGCGCTGTTTTCCCCATTGTAATCCGATTCAATCATAAACGTCGGCGATACCGGGCTCCGCTGATAATCCGTCAACGTCTGGCTCGCTGTGATGTTCGCCGTGTAGGTCGAATTGAATAGATCCCAAGACTCAGTGTAATCCGTCAACCCGCTGTGGTTTCGAGCACTGTGCGCGCAAACAATGTGATTCGAATCCACGCTCAAGATCCCATACATCACCGCGTCGATCCCTGTCTTGTCCGCCGCGTTGTAGTCCCCACCTCCCACCCACACGATGTTCGGGAAATTCATATACCGGCCCGCGACGTACTTGCCCCAGTTTGTCAGCGAAGTAAGCGAATTGTGCGTCATATCCGCGTACCAACCCTCGCTCCCGCCGCCGAAGCCTAAGTAAGCCGGGAAGACGAACAAGCACACGTTGTAATTGCTCGCGCGTAAAAGCTGATAATCCACATTCGTGAAATAGTCGGCGTTGATCGTCGAGAAATCGTACCAGGTCCCCGATATTAGCCCAGTGAACGGCTTGACGTTGTAGGCGTTGGCCGGAGCGGGATGCACCGTCGTAAACTGATGCTCAATCAAATTCACCAGCGCGCAGTTAAACCCCTTCGTCCATCGGTTCGACAGGTATTGATCCGCCTGCGGCCCGCTCAACTGTGCAATCATCGAGTAAGCCCCTTCCCCCTGCAAAAACGTCGGCGTCCCATTCTGATCCACCAAATAATGCTTCCCCGCCGAAAGCTTCAAAGGATAAGCCACCTGGGCGCTCGCGCTGCACACTGCAAATAAGATGATCGCCCAGTATTTCACGGGTTATTCTGCACACAAAACGTGTGCCAATTCGTTGCGTCCGTCTGTGTCTTGGCCGAGTTCGTCCAATAGGCCATTTTTTGGATGTAGCCCGTTAACGGGTCGGTGGTCGGATCATTCCCAACACACTGAGCAACCCACGTGCTAAAGCCAGTGCCGGTCAATGCCGAGACGCCATTAGTGTACAGCGTCCAAGTCCCGCTCGAGCAGCTTAGCATGATCGAGTAAAGCGTCCCCGCCACCAGCGTTCGACTCACATCCGTGGCCCCGTAAATCACGCTCAATGAAGGCGTGGTTGGGTTCCCGAAAACTACCCCGGCGTCCCCTGTGTTTGGAATGGATAATGCCCCGCGGCCCGAGTTACCCGAGTTCACCGCAGACCGCCAAGCCAGCGTCCAATTCCCGCTGGACGAAAAAGAAATCCCTGCCGGCACAGACAGATTCGTCAAATAGCAGTTGCCATTACCCGTGAACCAAACCCCGCCATTTGCTGAGGTGTTGTTTGTGGGGTAAGCCGAGGTGCTTCTCGCCTTCAGCACGAAGAGATTCGAGCAATCAACCCAATTGGTCACATTTTGCGTCCCAGAAACCAGCGTCACATTTGTCGTGTTAAGCCAAACAAAGTTAGGATTCATCGCCGAAAGCAGGTTTCCACCCGCGGCCGTCGTACAATTCCCCTCACTCGAAAACGTCGTCTGCGAGTTCGCGTCGCTTTGCACCTGGTAGTAGTAGACCGTGCTCGCAGTCAGCCCTGTAAGCGGCACGCTGTGCGAAGTCCCACCATCACTCCCCGTCGCCGTGCTGGATGCGCTCATGTCCGCGTGGATCGAGTACTGCACCTTATTATTCACCGTCGACACGTCCGTGTTCCAAGTAATCGTCATCCCCGAGCTGGTCGGCGTTCCGCAACTCACATTCGAAATCACCGGCGCCGAGCCACCCGAAGTGGCGGCTGGTGGAGTGAGCGCACCCAAAAAGCCCGCATCATTGAACGTGAACTGCCCAAAAGCCGTCCCCCAGCTCAGCAATGCAACCACAGCTAAAATCGTTCTTTTCATCTCGCCACTCACCACTCGCCACGCGTCACTTGAAGTACGCCACCGCGCAATTCGTCATCTGCCCCGGCAACACATCCGGAACCAGCGCAATCGCAAAGCCATTAGTGACATAGTGGGTGCTCGTGTAATCCGAGCATCGCCAGCTCGCCGGCGTCGTCACCGTGTGCGTCGCCGAGTCCGTGTTCAACCCCATAAATCTTCCCGCTCGCTCCGTCGACCCCGGCAAACTCGTTAAACCGCTGATCGTCACGTTGCCTGAGAAATTTGTTGTGCAAGACTGCCCCAGCACAATATTGCCGCCGAAAACATTAGTGGTCGCATCAAACGCATTGGTGGAATAGCTCGCCCCCGTGGCCGTCGCCACCGCCCCGCTTACCTCACTGCCCATCACCGGCCCAAACGCCGGCGCCGTCGAACCTGATCCGCCATGCAGCAAGTTCGCCGTTCCGCCCTGGCTCATCGTGGCTATATGCCCATTATTATCGTAATACACCATCGCCAGTTGCGTCCCGCCGCTTAGACTCGCCGTGGCACTTAACCCATTCGCCGTGTCCGCCTGCCCGTGCAGCGCGCCATAAAATCCATTTGACGCCGCCAGCCACCCCGTCAAAACCCCGTTCACCGACCAATCAATATTTGTGGACGAAATGATTGTCATCGGCCCCACCACCGTCAGACCGTTGCTCAGCGTAATCGACCGCGTGTCATTATTCGTCACCGCGTTCAGATTCCCCCCACCCGCGCTCGCCAGCGCATTAAGCTGCGCCTGGATCGAGCTTGTGACGTTATGCACATAACCCAGCTCAGTCGGAGTTGTCGCCACCGAAGTCAAATCACCCAAAGAGTTGAAGGCCGCCGTGGTGTTCGGACTAGCCAGCAAAACATGGATGTAATTTGCGTTCAGCCTGCCTTGGCTATCCAGGCTTGCGACATAGCTGCCCGTCCCGTCAAACGCCCTCCAAAAATCCACCGAAGCGCTATTCGTCGGCCCAAAAAAAGTCAGCGCATTCGTGTTTGCTGCGCCCCAATTCTCCAGCCACAACTTTCCCCCAAGTCTCACCAGTGTCGTCTGCCCATTCGTCAATTCCGCCGCGCTCGGCGTGAATCCCAAAACCGATGTCACGTCACTCAGCAAAATGCTCGCCCCACCCGCAGCCGTCACTCGCCCTGGGAAATACCCATCCCCCTGCGAATTGACTTCCATTCCCAAATGATCGGTGAAAGCCGCATCTTGAAAATGAAAACTCCAGGTCTTGGCTGTCGGCGCCGTCCCGGACAACACCGTCTCCAGCCGAAACAGATTTGTGCCCAGCGCGGCATTCGTCATCCACACATTCAAGGGAGTCGCTGCCGATTGTCCCCACGAATCCAAATAATACCCATTCGGGCTTCCACTCGCCGCTATCATTGTGGCTTGATTCACCAACGTCACATTCGGCGGCACCGTATTCGACATGCTGATAGCATCCCCATAAACCTTCCCATCCCGCGTGATGATCAGCCCATCGAGATTCGTGAAGCCATGATCCGGATCCGTAAACGTCAACGCTATCGCGTCATTTGCGATGCCGGGCCCAGGTATAAACGCCCGCACCCTGGCCATCAGCCTGTGGCCCGAAACAAATGGATTTGTCAGCACCAGCACCGTCCCAATCGAGTCCGCAATATTGGTCGAATACTGCGTCATGCTCGGCGTTCCGTTCGGGTCCGTGATTGTAAATCCTCCGCTGATTGATGGGCTCACCATGCGATTCTGTAACGCGCTCACCCAGTCAAGCTCAGTCGGCATCGCCCTCATCGACGGCCGCGCCGACAGCGACGATGAAATCGCCTCCATCCACAAACGCGCCAGCTCCACATGACCGGCTGTAGTTGGATGCAGCTCATCAGATGATTGATAAAGCGACGTATTTTGCGGATTCATAAACACCGACCTCAAATCCGCCAGCCCGTCGTATAGCCCTGGAGTCCCCAGCACCGCCGAATTGTAAGTTGTCCGAAAACTAAAAAAGCTCGCCGGTTCCACCGTCCCAGGAAACGCCGACGCCGGCACCGTCGCCGCAAATACCGTCGCCCCCTTGGCCCGCGCCCGCGACCACATATTCGTGCTCGCCGCAAAAGCCTGCCCTGCTGTCGGCACCCAAAATCCCGTCGCGTCATAGCCCCGGCTGTCATTGATTCCAGTCAGATCCACAAACAGCACATTTGTCCCACTCCCCACCCAATTCGTCATCGGTCCATACCACACCTCAAAATTATTTGTCTGGTCTCCGATCGTGTAGCCCGCATGCGCGTTATTGCTCCACGCCGCTATCGTGTAGCCCGCCCCGATCAGGTTCGTCCTCAACATCTCCGTCCAAAGTCCGTACGGCGCCACCCCAGTCGCCGTGTTCGTATCCGACCAGGAATCACCGCAAATAAACACCGCCAGCGCCAGCCTCGGACCATAACTCATCGTCAAACCGCTCACCGCCGCTTGGCTCGCTTGCGCCACCACTCCCGCTATATTCGAGCTCCCCACCGTCCCCTGAAAATTATTCGCCGACACCGGTCCCAACCCCTTGACCGCCTGCGAAAACGTCACGAGATTTGTCTCAATCTTTACAGACAGAAGCCCCAGCGGATCGTAAATCCTGCGAAAACCCACATTCGTGTTCCCGTCAATGATCGGCAGTCCACCCGGATCCAGCATATCTGAGAACTGTGTCTGCGCTCGAAACCTCGCCAGCGTCGGCGCCAATTGCGCCTGCAGGTCCGTATTTAACTTGTTTGTCGATGCCACCACCTCCGAGTGCGACACATCCGCATTCAGCACCGTGTTAGTCCCGCCGAGCCCACCCAGAAACGTCGTAACGTTTGTCCCCACTGTGAATCCCGGAGCGCCACCACCACCACCCACAATCGTTGTCGGCGCCCAAATGCTGCCATTGTATATCAGCGCCTGGCCCACCGTCGCCCCTCCGGCCTGCAACGCGGATAACCCAAGGTTGCTTAGAAACCCGCCATCAGCATGAAGCTTTCCGTCCTGGTCAAACCAGCTTGTCAAAACCCCATTCCGATCCCTCACACTCAGCGCGTTAAATCCGCTCGATGGCTGCACATCAAGTCCAAAACCAGGAGTTCCAAGATTCGGATTAATCGTCACGGCGCCATGCAGCGCGAACGCCACGGCCTCATTATTCGTCAGCGCATTCGCAAACTGGCTCGGTGTCACCGGCACAAACCCCAGCGCCCCCGTCACATCTCCACTCACCAGGCTCACCGCCCCTGTCCGCCCGTTCACACTCGCCACCCCACTCACACTCGCCGCCAGCGCCGCCGCAAAAACCGAGTTCACATAATTCGTGCTCGCCAGCGGCGCCTCCGTCTGGGCCACGAAACCCGTGCTCGCCAATCCCATCAAAGACAAGCTGGTTGCAAGACCGCTGCCGGAGATTTGCCGAGGCGCGTTGAAGGGGAAAGCCCCCACCTGCACGACTACCGTATCCGTCGACGTAATCGAGCTCACCGTAGGCAGCCCTGCGATAAGCACATAATTCGTCTGCCCAATCATGTGCTTCAGCCCGTCCGTGATCAAATCCACCGCATTATAGGTATTCGTCGAGTCCGGCACTGGCATGAACATCGGCTTCTCCACCCCGTCAATCCGCACCCAATAATTCGCCGCCACCAGGTTAGTCACCGTCACCACGCCTCCCACCGGCTGCAGCTTCATCGGTGTCCCAAAGACAATATTCGTCGTCACCGCCAGCGGATCACTCGCCAGTGAAATCGTAATCAGCCGATTCTGGGCCCCGCTCGCCAGTCGCCCCTCAGAAAACGTCACCACCGCGCCTTGCGCGCTCACCAGCGTCATCACCATCACCACCGCCAGAATCCATTTCGGTTTCATATTATCTTTTATCTAGTGGTCCCCACCGCTAGGTGGCTCGCCACTTCTTATGGCGCCGTCGTCGTCAGGTCTCCGCCCACAAACCCATAAGAAATCACCGTCTCCGCCCCATTCACCGCTGGTGAAAACTCCACCAGCACCGCCGGAGTCAAATAAATCGCCGTCGCACCCTCCTCGATTTTCAAATCCACAAAATCTGGAAATGCCGCCGCATTCGATTGAATGAAAGCTGCAGCGGCCGCCGCCGTTCCGTTATCCTTGATGACAGTCCCCCCCAACTGCCACAGCCGATTCCCCCGCGCCGCCACAAACGGTTTCGAGCTGCGAAACAGCGGCGTCACCTGGCTCCGCCCCATCATCCGGGGTTGGAATCCGAAGATGTAAGTCCCCGCCGTATCATCCGCCAGCAGCGTATAAGCCCCGCTGCCTTGTGTTCGGTAACTTATCTTCACGTCATTGGTCCTATCGGTCCCATCGGTCCTATGCCGAAAATTCAATCAAGCTTCCCGGCGCCCCCGCCGTAAACGTCATCCCGTTGATAAACCCTATTTCCCCAGTCCCGAGCTTCGTTCCGCCAAACTCGTAGCCCGCGCCCACCACGTCCGCATTCTTCAGCGTGATAGTCTTCGCCGTGCCTCCAATCGGCGGCCCAGTCAACACCAGGTCAATGCCGGACGTCGCAAACCTCGACCCCAGCAGCCGTCCGCTATGCATCCCGAGCGCGGCGTCGATCTGCGTGTGCGTCGGACCATACGGGCGTACCTTCGCCATAAACTCCACCGAATCCAGCACATAACACCGCGTCAACTTTTGCACCGGCCTGGTGGAGTACTTGATATCCGCCGAAATCGTCCACTCATCCTCCGCTTCAATCGGCGTCCCGCCGGCGTCGCCGCCAAAGCCAGCCACCGTCCCATAAACGCCCGTCCAGCGGCCCCTCACAAAATCCGCCAGCGTCATCGGCCCGCCGGGATCCGCCGCTCCACTCTCCGTGATGGTGTAAAGAAACCCCGCAGTCCCCATTGCCACACCCGTCGCCCCGAGCGCCGTGATTTCAATCCCACCGTAAAGCGGTTTATCCACACCTAAATGCATGTCCGGATGCTTCGTAATCGCCGCATGCGGAAAAGAATATTTCCGGCCATCATTGCCCCAGAGCACGCAAGCTGCGTCCCCCGCGCCCCCCGGATTATGCGGTCGCGTCCCCTTCACAAACGCCGCCGCTGTCGCTCCTACCTTCACCCCCAAAAACGCCGGAAACAGCACACCCAGCAGACCCCAATTGTCGAAAGGTGTCAGCGCCACCTTCGCTGTCCCATCACCCTGCGTCGCGCTCACCCGGCCATGCATCCCGGCGGCGACCTTATTCGCCTCTTGATTCACCGTCGCGACGATTTGCCCATTTTCCTCTTGTGGGAAAATGCCCGCCGCGCCCATGTAAACCTTCCCCGGTCCCGTATATAAAGTGACTGACATAAAGTTCCTTTCAGTTTTCTGTTACTCTGTGTGCTTGTTTCATTGAACCACGATTTCCGCCCGGTTCACCCAGCTCGCAATCATCCCCGCCCCATACCCGCATGCCCGCAAAATAAACCCGCTCACCGGCACATCGATCGGATCCGCGTAAACATGCGCCTGCGGGTTCCCTTCCCGCGGATACGAATCATCCAGCGTGTAGAAAATCGTCGCCTCCGGAGTCGCGCAATCAATCACCACCTGGAATGCGGCAGAAGAACTCCCTGGACTTGTCCCTGCCGGCATGAGCGACCTAAACACCGGCGTTTGCACCTGGCTCATGTTCTTATCCGGAATTTCGAAACACTTAAAATTTACCTGATACCCCTTGAGCAGCTTTCCCATCTCCTCACCCAAATTTACCGGCTCAATGCACGGCTTATCCGTCTGAATACTCGCCACCAAGCCCTGCATCCCGCACACCTTCACCACGTCGCGGATCCGCCGAGCAACCTTGCGCGCCGACTTATGCGTCCCATTCGTGTCCCGATTCAACTCCACGTTCTCGATCACCTGGAACGCCGGACGCAGCGTCATCGGACCAAACCCCAAATTCGGGAAATCGTCGTCCGCGACAATTTGCAGCACCAGCACCGCCACCCCGCGCCGTCCGCTCTTCGCTGTCACCGCGGCTTGTTTCTTCTCAATCTCACGCTTCACATTACCGTCCTCTGCCACTACCACCGGGATATCCTCAAAAAACGAATCCGCCTCGAGCCTGTCTTTCAGCTCGTAAGGCAACCGGTCGATAATGTCCAAAGCTGTAATCATCAAAAATGCGTGTTAATTTGTGTCTATTTTCGGGCGCGCCACTCCGCGACCAGGTCACTGCTCATCCCGCGTCCCATTGCATCCAACCGTTCGCCGATCCCCGTCCGGAACGGCGCCCGCTCCGGAATGACCGTTTCAAAGCCTTTGCTTTGGAATTGCACCTTTACCCGCTTATGCTCCGCCTTCGCAAAAATCGCCAAATGCCCCAGCGCGCCAGTCCCGGCAGCTTGCCTCAGCAAATTCCCCTGCGCATCCGTCCGCAGCCTCACCGTGCCAGTCCGCGGCTTATGCACAATCCGCCAGCCAAACTCATGAATCGCCGCATACTCCACATTATCGCCAATGCTCGATTGCACCCGCGTGCCAGACACCACCGGGTCAGATGCCCTGGCCGCCCCGCGCAGCCGGCTCGATCTCACCCCCAGCTTATGCTCCTCCGGCGGAAACGGCCCGCGCCCCGTCAGATAATCCCTCTGGATTTTCGACAGCGTAAATTGATTCTCTCGCTTCATCGACCCCGCCATCGCCTCCATCATCCATTCCGGCGCCTCCAGATCCCTCAGAATCCTCTGCGCCTCCTCACTCAATTGGATTTGCCCAGCCATAGTTATGAAAGTTGGTATCTGATGTGTGTTTGCAGAACCATCTTCACTAGCGGCGCCAGTTCCAGTTTCGACAGTCCGCTTTGCGCGCCGGGCTTATCTATAATTCCACTTCCGAGCTTATCTCTCTGGGCCCAGACCTCCTCGCATTGCAAAAGGAAGGCCGCTTTCAAATCATCCGGCAATAAAACAGCCCCAACTGGCGCCGTGCTCGGATATGCATCATCATCAGGCTCCAGCGGTTCAAACCAATAGCCGCCATCCCAAATCGCCTTCACCTGCAAAGGAAAACGCCCAAGCGTATATCCAAAATGAATTAAGCCGGTTTCGTAGTTCACTGTGATCGGCTGGTCGCTGATATCGTTCCAATTGTCCGTGCGGAAATACTTCATCTGCACGCTCATCACGTTTAAAATCGGGTAGCGCGGTAAATAATAGTGCGGGCGGTCTCCGGAGAACGTGATAGTATCTCCGAGCATCCAAGCCAGTCGCCGATTCGTGAACGCGTTAAATATCCCAGCCACGCCCAGACCAATGGTCTGAATCATCAAATCAAACCTCGTCTCATTCACCAGCGTTTCCGCCAGCAGCGCCTTTTTCAGCGTATCCAAATTTGTCAGCCCTGCGATCATTGCTCCTCAGCTCCGGCAATCACGCCTTCTCGTTCCACTTTTCGCGCATCTGCCCGTGGGTTGCCCTTACGCACGTGAAGCCGGCGAACCATGCGGTCTTTTATCTCCGGCTCACCGCGTCCAGCCCGACAGGCTTCGCTGGCCATCTTTTCTCTCGGCCCTATTGGAATTGGCATATTTGTAATTTTGGCTAAAACCCGGCGGCGACCCTCGACGCCGCCGGGCCGTGACCCTTCGGCCTAAACCTACTTACCGTCCAGTCGATTTGGTTTTAACACGTACTGGATCGAGATGTTCGTCATCGCGGCAGTGTTATTTGCCGCCACAAACGAAAATGGCTTCAAGTAGCCAAACGGCCCCATTGTCACCGTGACGTTCGTCGAGACCATCGTAGTGCCGTTCGGAACCATCGATACCGAGTACCATGCGCCGGTTTCGTAATTGGTTCCCGCATTTGGCGACTTCACAAAGTTGAAAGTGCAGGCGGTAGTTCCCGCCGCGTTCAACGCGAACTGAATGGACAGCCCCACTTCGCCATATTTGGTCGCCGTTATCGGTCCACCCAAATTTGCTGTCGTGGTCGAACTGTTTGGCACGTCATTCGTCGTCACCAAAGTTGTGACCTTGTATTGCGCCTGCGCTGTGCCAATCAGCGAGGTGACAACCAGCGCCACTCCAAACACCTGTTTAATAATTCTCATTTAGATCCTTTCCTTTCGGTTTGTTGCCGTATGGGCTTATGACGCTGCGGTTTTCAAAACAGCAAACGGTTTCAGCGTGGTTGAGGCCGACGCGGTCTTGATCATCACACCCGTCCGCATCAGCGCCCGGAAAGCGCGCATATTCTCTGCGAACTTGATGTCGTCGCTAGTCGCCAGCTCCATGTCTGAGCGGATGCCCACCGCCTGGCCATCCGGATCGCCAAACACCGCCACCGGCAGCCCAGGTCCGTCCGTGCTCGGCGCCACCGCTGTCGGCTTCACTTGGTAGCCTAAAATGCTTCCAATCGCTCCTGGCGTCGGCACTTCCTGCCACGTCTGGAAAATAGGCCGGTTGTTCTTATCGCGAATCAAGACGAACAGCGCGATTACCTGTGGGTGAATCCACCATTTCGCCTGGCGTTTCAGCACAATTGGCGAAACCGTCGTCAAGCAGCGCACAAAGTCATCCAGCTCCAAACCGGTGATCGAAACGTTCCCCGCCGCCGCCGCGGCCGCTAGGTTCACATTCGCGCCATCGGCGTAGAAGATTCCGCGATACCCGGCGTCCGTTTGGCTCGCCGCGGCCTGGCCGGAAAACGCTACCGTGTCCAAACCGAAGCTGATGGTTTGAGCCATTTGCTTCAGGATGTAACCCGCCAGGTCAACGGTTGAATCCGCGAGAAGTTCACGCGCCACCGTCAGGTAAGCCGCCAAAGTCTGAATGACCAAATTCACCGAAGACCCGGTAAATGCTCCCTCCGCAATGGCTGAGCTTTCCCCGTGTCCGCCAGTGCCTGATCCAATCCAGTAGAACAATGGCCGCGCCGTCCCGATTGGCACTACCGTTGTACGCATGCCCACGCGAATCACACCCAAGCTCGGCCAGTCGCCGTATTCAAGCAGCGTGTCATAGATTTCGTTGAAGGTTTGTTGCGGCACAGTAGCCTGGCCGAGTGAGCTATCCACGCCAGTCAAAGACTTAGCCACCGCGCTGCCTTCCTCCACCACCTTGCGCATTTCGGCCGGCACTCGGCTGAGCGAGCCATCCTTTATGTGATGGCAATAGCGGATCAACGCATTCAGGTAAAACTTCGTCTCCTCATTCGCCAGCACCCGGTCAATGGGATTCGCAAACGAGCTCCGCGCGTTCAACGCTACTTGCGATTGCACTTTAGCCATCGCCTTCATCACTTCCTCATAGGAAGTGTTGACCTGGTTCTTTACCTTCGTCAGGTCCTCAACCGCCTTTTTGACTTCCTTGTCCGAGCGGTCCAAATCATCCAGCACCTTTTGCTGGCTCGATTTGAATTTCTCCTGCTCTTTGCTCAGAGCTTCCACCCCGCCCAAAACCTTTCTCTGAAAGTCCGCTTCCGGCAGAACTCCATTGCCGTCCGCGCCATGGAGGTCCAATAACACCGCGATTTTGCGTAACATAATTAGATTGATTTGATTTTTGTTGTTAACCCCACCAGGAACGCCATCCGCGCCCGCTGCCTGGTCAACGCGGCAGCAGCGGGACTATCAGCCGGGTTGACGGTGATGCGTTTAGCCCTCTCGATGGAAAGTAAATCAAGGTCAGCGTCCGTTAGGACCCCCGCCTTGTAGCCCCTTGCCAGGGCGTTTGGATTCGCGCCAATCACACAGGCGCTCAGCTCTTTTTGCTGTTGTTCCAGATATATACAGGCCACTCCGTCATCTTCCTTGCGCCCACACGCTTGTAGTGCGGATTTCCATGCCTTCGTGTCCGCGTCCCATTTTGTGGCGTATTGCGTCGGCACAAACCCCACCGACACCGCTTTGAGATAGCCCGCCTTCGTCATGTTGAAACCCAGTTGCGCCAGCGCGTTCTCTGGTACGTCCACCGCCCATTTTACCGTTTCAATCAGCCGCTTTTGCTCCACTCGGAAATCAACCACCCGCCCTAGCAGGTTTGCTAGCGTCGAATAATCATGCGAGTCCACAAACGGTGCGTTCTTCTTGAACTCGTCAAACCGCCACCCATCCGCCTTGATCACCTCGCGGTAGCTGTCGATCGTTTCATCGCTGGCCACGTACTCCACAATGCCCGTTTTTTCGTCGATGACCCTTACCTCTGGATTAATGGTGCGTCTTAGCATAATTACCTCTGTTCTCTCGGTGGGAGCGCCACCGCCACCGGAATTTTGCTTCCCAAATAGTCCGCTAATTGCCGCTCCTCCCATCCCAGGCCGGCCTCCACTCGAAACGTAGCCCCTCGCAAATGCACTTCCACCTGGTCGCCTTGCCTTTGCGCCTCGGCGCCTTTAGGCAGAGCCCTTTTTAATTTCCTTAAATTCATAATTTAGATTTCGTCCGCCGGCGCCGCCGCGATGCTCACACAATGACAATTGATCACATTTTCGGCTGACCCATTCGGATCGCCCGGATACATCAGCTTTTCGCCGTCCACGACAAAAGGCTCATCTATCGGAATGGGGCTTTCCCCATAATCATCCTCCGCCGCCGCATGCGCCGGCCTCACCGTTTCACCGTGACTGCTCAGCCACATCTTTTGCTCCACCCCAGCCGAGCGCATCGCGGCATCCCGCGCGAAACCAAACGCCACCGACGTCTCCGTCATCGCGATCCGCTTCGCCTCATACTTCGCCAAATTGTTGAACACACCCCGGATTTCATCCGTCATCTTCTCGATGCTCGTGCCTTCCTTGAAGCCCGTCTCCAACACCGTATTAAGCTGTCCGCGCACCGTTTCCCCCACCCCCTTCAGAGCCCCATTACGGCTCGCCACAAACTCCAGCGCCTTATGCGGTGGCATCTTCCAGGGGTCACTCCGGCCAATCTCCTCAAAAAGTTGCTCCCCGGCCGTCTGCAAGGCTGCTTGCGAGACTGGATTCATCACCACCCGCAACGCGTTCCCAAACTCCGCCGCGTCAAAAATAAAATCGATCACACTGCGCTGAACCATCTGCTTTGCGTGGGCGGACTCATACTGCGCCCACTTATTCAGGACCTTCCCGCGAAACTCATTAATCACCCGGCTCGCCTTGCCTTGGTAAGTCTTTATTGTTCCGGCCCGCTTGCGCATATGCGCTTCCCAGATCGCCTTCTTGTTCGCCCGCGTTAGGTCTGCTAGAGCCGCCGCCTTGGTTTCCCTCAGCGCCCCAAGCATCTCCCTCACCGCTTTGGGCTGATCCGCTATCGGCTCCGCCAGGTCAGGATTCTCCGATGGGCTCTGCGCCATTTCCAACTCCTCCGATCCCACTGGCGACACCGAAAACGGCAAATACCCCACTTCCCATCCGTCAAACTCTGGCAGTTCCAAGCCCAAATACTCATTTATCTCCTGCATCGGCATGCCTTTACTCCACAGCACCTCCACCGAGGCCAGGCGTTCCTTGCGCACCTCCTGCATCACTGGATGCTCATCCCAGTCCAACTCCACATCCACGTCAGCCCTTTGCAGCTTTACAGTCAGCCGCTTGATGCCGTCCGCCAGCTTCCCGCCCGTTGGAATGCAGGTATTGGCAATTAGCTGATAATAATCACTCGCGCTGCCAATCGAATACGCCGCCTTCACATCCGCCATGGACGGCGGGACTCCAAAGCCAATGAAAATTTCGTGCCGATTCTCCAGGCGCTGTGCAATGAATGCCGCGTCCACACTGCGCACCTGCGGATCCTCTACCGTAATGTCGCCTGTCAAAAAGATTGGCCGGAAATCCCCGCGCTGCTGGGCCGCGCGTTTTGCCCTCAAATCGGCAAGAATTTGTTCCCGCTGCGGATCCGTTGGGATTCCGTTCTTCGCCACGATGTAAGGCCCCGTGTCCCCGTTGTTTGCCATTAGGTTTCTGGCAAACTTTCCCGCCAGCCAATCCGATTCCGCGGCAATCAGCGTTGCCTCATACTCACTCAACCCACGCCATGGATTGTAGGGATTCCAGTACTTCAATTGGATCACCTGCTCAGGCAGTAATGAATGCATCCCTCCGGACGGATCATTGTAACTCCACCCCTTGAGCTGATTATTTTCGATTACATGCCGCATCCGATCCGGCCTGGCCACGATCACCTGTGGCAAGGCCCGCCCGCGCGCTTCAGGAAATGGCACCAGCATTGAATCATCCAGCAACCAGAAGCATTCGCCCGACATTTTCAGCCATCCCACCGTCGCCTCGCAAAAGTCGCTATAGCCAAGATTTTGCATCGGCGCGCGAAGTAGCGCATCCATCTCCGGCAAATCCACCGTCTGATCGTCATCCCGCTTGCGGTAACCCTTCCCCCTCTTTTTAGCCGTCCGCGTCGAGTAGAAGTTCACCGGCACCGAGCTGATCGGCCCCGCAATCTTCTTTATCGCCGCCTGCACCCACACTGAAGACTTGTAAGGCTCCTGCAAAACCTCCTGGCTCCCGATCTCGATTGCTCGAGCAAACCAGAACGCCGGCACGCCTTGACCTCGTAGCACCATCGACGCCGCCTCCAGTCGCTTGAAAAACCCCAACTTCTTACCCACGCGCCACCCCCACGTAGAAATTTTTCATCACACGCGCCAAACCATTCGCCACAGTCCCTTGCAATCGCAGCCTAATGCCTTGCAAACTCGATGGGGCCATGGGGGCTGTATGCTGGCACCCTCCAAATAGCCCTGGGGCATTTGCGACGGCTAAAAGGGCTGTCCGCGAGCAATCAGGAGTGAACCCCTCAACACCCGACTGGACCCCAACGCGGACAGCCCTTTTAACCTTCAACCCGCAACCTGAAATTTGATTCGTCATATAAGCGCGCTCCCAAATTCGCCGCGCGCCTTCCCGGCATACAGCGCAAGCCCCTTTGCCCAAAAACGGTCGCAATGACTATCCGCGCTCTCCCCGCCAAACCGCACATTGCCCGCCGCCGTCGTTTCCTTTTTCACCCCGCGCAGATCCGCCCGGAGCCTCTCATCATTGGGATACCGCACCTTCCGATCCTCATGAGCCATCCGCAGTGGGTAAGCCAAGTCTTCCTTCACTTGGGCGGTGAAGGTCACCGCCTCCACTCGATAACCCCAGCGTTGCATGGCTCGTTCTGCCAATTGGTTCCCCAGTCCAGTAGAGTCGATACAGCACCTCCTCACCGCCGGTAATGCAAGCAACCGGTAAAGCTCAAATTCCTGTTCGGCGTAGGTCTTCTTTAAAAGCTCAATCCGCATCCGCTCCCAGAACACATCCCCAACCTTTTCCTCCACATCGATCACCGACAAATCCTGCTTCCGAGCCACGTCAAACCCGATATACAGAGGATTTTTACACGCCTCCAAATACCCGAAATCCTCGTGACACCCATCCGTCTGAGCCATCGAAATCATCTCATACGAAATAAACGCCGTGCTCTCATCCGCCGGCTGGCAGCAATACTCTTGCAACCATTGTTCCTCATCGATGCACTCCGCCTTCTGCTGCGCCAGCCACTCAGCCCTTCTCGCCCCTCGCCCCTCTCCACTCGCCACTTCCATCCCTGTGGCTTGGTCGATCTTTTCCACGATGCCATCCTCCACCGCCCGCTGAATCGGTATCGTGTGCAGACTCCACCCCATCTTATTCCCGCGCTCCCGGATATCCGTGATCAGCGAATTGAAGACGGTGGCGATTCCCCGGTGAGTTGAGATGATCGATAGGGAACCCCCCCATTGGGTAACCGGTTTCGCCACCGCAAATAACTGGCGCTGATCCTTGTGCAACGCGAACTCATCCAGCTTTACATGCCCCGTCTTGCCCACGATCGCGTCCGGATTGCTCGACAGCGCGTACACACTTGCCCCGCTCGCAAAAGTGATCACCTGCACCCGCACTTCCTTGCCATCCGCCGTCGTAAAAACCCGCTCGCCAAAATCCTGCGCCGCGTACTTCAGCACCATCGCCCAGCGCTTGCAGTAAAGGATGTATTGCTTCGCCTGCACCTCATCCCGCGACATCACCCACACATCCTTGCCGTTTTTGCGCGCCGCCTTCCGCACTGAGTCATATGAATCCGCGTAGCTGAGCCCAATCTGCCGCCCCTTCTCACAAATCTTCAACCGCGCCTCATCCAAAATCCACGCCTTCTGGTAGCCTAGAAAATAGGTGTTTTCCCCGGCGACTGGCGCGGAACCTATCTCCGCGCCAGCCCCATCCGTAATCGGGCTATCCACCGTGCTCGCGCTACTTTCTGGTACGTGGTCTGGGGACGCCACGCCTCCGGTCGCTGCGGTCGCACCTGTGGGTTGTGCTGCCCTGTCGTTT